TTACATTACTTAATTTGTTAGGTTTAGTTAAATGAAAAAGTTGAAATGGCAAACCGTAAAGAAAAAGTTGGGAGAAATAAGCTTGTTAAAAGATAATCCAAGGTATATAAGTGATGAGGAAATGGCGAGATTAGAAAAAGATATTGCTGAAGTTGGTCACTTTAAACCACTTATAGTAAGTAAAGACCTTCATATTTTGGGAGGTAATCAGAGGTATAAGTATTTGCTCCAAAAGCATGGGGAGGATGGTGAGGTGTTGGTATCGATACCTAATCGGGAGCTTACAGAGGAGGAACGGAAAAAGGTTATACTATTAGATAATTATCATAGGGGTCACTTTGACATTCAAGAATTGTCGGAGAAGTTTAAAGTAGAGGTGGGCGAGCTTGATTTGGATATTGATATTGAGATAGATGATTATTTGCCGTCTATTAAGGATACAGATGTAAAGAAACAAGAAATTGAACAGGCGAAAGAAACACAAGCTCCAATTAGTGAAAAACATGAAAAAATCGATATAGTGTGTCCATATTGTCATAAAACTATATGGGTGCAGAGAGAAAAGATTACGGCTAAACTAGAGATTGAAGACGAAGATAACTAAAAAGCTTGCATTTGTCTCTAATATATTATATGATATATTAAATATATAAATTATAAAAGATAAGAATATGGATAAGTTTGGGTTTGCAAATGCAATTAAATTAGCTGATTTCCGGGTGTCTAAGGATGGTTCGCATTCTTACACTCTTAGAAAAAATTGGGATTCGGATGAGGAAGTCTGTAACGAGTTGGGGCTTGAGGCGGAAGAGTTAATTAAACTGAAACATGTTACAGGGTTCTCAAAGCTGTTTGATGATATTGAGTATAGGAAGGCGTGGAAGACTCGTAAACAACTACGGGCGGAAAAGAAGGCAAAAGAAAAATCCAATTAAATTAAGTAAACACTTTTATTATGCTAAGGTGGAAAACGGAAGCACTTTGTTTAAAAGAGTTGCAGCCGTATGATAAAAATCCAAGGACGATAACTCCTAGTAACAAAAAGAGATTAGCAAAAGATATTAAATCGGTAGGTAACTTTAGACCGATTGTTGTAGATACAAAGAATGTAATCCTAGCGGGGAACCAACGCTATCGTGTGTTGCTAGAAAAACATGGCAAGGATTATGAGGTTGAAGTTACTAAACCCTCAAGAAAGCTTACGGAAGAAGAAAGAAAAAAGGTTATTATACTTGACAATAAACACAGGGGGATGGATGACCCGGAAATGTTGGCTAAGCATTTTCGAGATGTCTTGGTTGACCTAGAGTTTGCGGTAAAATTGAGAAGTGCCGAGGCAAAATTGGATGAGGAAACAAAAAAAATAGATGAGGGAGGATATGAATATGATAAGACACGGGTGCTTATATCGGTTAAACCGGGAGACTTTAAAAAGGTGCGACCTCTACTAAATAAGATTAAACGTATGGAGGATATAGACTATGAGCAAAGCTCAAGTTGACTTATACTTTGCAGATAAAAAGGAAATGCGAAAGGATGTGTCTGGTACGGTATTAATATGTGGAAATAGAGAGCTTTGGGAAGAACGGGAAGTATTTAAGGTGTCAACAGACGATGACGCAGATACCCATGAAGGATTGTTGCATTATTTGGATACACATAGCCTAGACAAATATAAGGCTGTCGACTTGGATGGGTTTCATAGCCCATTAAAGGCGATAAAGTTACTATTAGAAAAGAAGGCTACATTAATCATACTAGGTAACCTTAAAAAAATGACAGAATCGAATATGAAAAAATATTTACTAAAACGATTAAACTTTACGGACAAAATGATAACTACTGCTCCTGAGTTGGTAACAAGAAAATCTTCTTATAAATATTTGTGCTACTTGAATTACTTGGGAGTGTCGAAAGTTAAAGTGCGTGAAGCTTCAGATATTTTACTTGTTAGGATTAATATAAATGCCAGCTCCTAAAGGAAACCAATATGCTAAGGGTCACGGGCACGGAAGACCTACATTATACAAAAAAGAAATGTGTGATAAGGTGCGTGAATATGTTGAAGAAACAGATTTGCCGTTTGTAGAAGAGGTCGGTATTAGGCTCGGTATAGCAGAAACTACAGTCTATGAGTGGAGGAAAAAACATGAAGACTTTGAGGAGGCTATACAAAAATTACTTCAAAAACAGAAGTTAGCACTGAAAAAATTGGGACTTGCCAAAAATGTAAGTACGAGAATGGCTATGTTCCTCTTGAGCGCTTCACACGGTTTAACGGAGAAGAAAAAGATAGAACAAGATGTCGACCTATCAGCGGAAATAAAAAACGACCTAGAAAGAGAAAGAGAAATTTTATCGGAATGTGTCGATGATTTAAGTGGTAATAGCGATGAAAATAACTGAGCCTTCTAAGTTTAAAAGTTTAGTGGAAGGAAAATTTATGGATGGTAAGGGAAACCCTATTACTTTCACCGATGGACAGTGGGAGTTATTTCTGAGTTTAGTTAGCGACCAATATGATAGGGTGGTAATAAAGGCAGTTACACAGTATGGAAAGTCGCTAATAACGTCTTTGGCTCTAATCTATTTAGCAGCCTCTTCTCAAAAGCAGATGTTAATTATAGCTCCAAGATTTAGTCAAGCACGGATTATTATGAGCTATGTTATCGACCATATATTTGATAATGATAGATTTATAAAACAAATCGAACTTAAAGGTTCTTTGGAACGATTTAAAAGGGAAAGAAGTAAAAGCCGAATTGATTGGAAAACTGGTGCACAAATAGCTATACACTCAGCTCACGCTAGTAGCTCAAAGCAAGGAAAAGAAAAACTTATGGGACTAGGAGGGGATATGGTAATTGTCGATGAGTCGAGTCTTATTCCAGATGAGTTATTCACGCATATACTTCGTATGGTTGGTGGTGTTGAGAATGGTAAATTGGTTCAACTAGGCAACCCTTTTTATAAAAACCATTTCTGGAAAGCTTTTCAAGACCCTAACTATAAGCGTATAACAATAGATTATAAGCAGGCAATTGAAGAAGGTAGGATGACAGAAAAGTTTATAGAGGAAACAAAACGTACGATAAGTCCTAGGAAGTTTAAGGTATTATACGAATGTGAGTTTCCGGACCAAAAAGAAGACGCACTTATTCCGTGGAGTAAAATTCAAGAGGCGGTTAATAGGGATATAAAAAACCCTAGCGGTAAAAGACAATTTGGTGGGGATGTTGCTAGAAAAGGTGATGATAGTACGGTTGGTATAATCCGGCAAGGGGAAAAGGTTTTGGATATACAGTCGTGGGACAAAAAAGACACTATGGAAACAACGGGAAGGTTTGCGAATATGATTGAGAAAGATATGTTAGCTAAAATAGACGTAATTGGGATAGGTAGCGGGGTGGTTGATAGATTACGGGAGCAGAAGTACAAAAAAATTGTTGGAGTGAATGTCGGGCATAGCAGTCATAACAAGGAAAGATTCTACAAATTGCGGGACGAAATATTTTGGGGATTGAGGTGTAGATTTGTTGATGGAAATATAGATATACCGGATAATAGAAAACTAATTGAACAATTGTCGGAATTGCGATATAGTTTTAACAGTAGGGGACAACTAAAAGTAGAAGGTAAAGAAAAAATGAAAAATCGTGGTATTGGCTCTCCGGATGAAGCTGATGCTTTAGCGTTAGCTTTTTATCAGCCTCCGGAGGATGATAAAGTATCTAATATATATGTGTTTTAAATTATGCCAGAGAAAGATAAGGGTGTACCTGTTGATGTTTATTCTTATGCAAAACCTCCGCAACGGAAAGCGACTGAGTATTTGGACGCTTATAAATCTTGGGTGTATCCGGCGGTACGACTTATTGCTCAGGATACTTCTATTGTTGAACTTAAACTTTTTAGGCACACTGGAGACGATTCGATAGAAGAGGTGGTGGAGCATGACGCTTTGACAGCGTTGAGAGTTGGTAACGAATATCAAACTGAGCAACAAATTCGGATGGCAAGTATGGCGTATTATAAGCTTATGGGTGAGTTTGCTTGGTTGATACTAAGAAGTGGAAAACGAATTGTTGGTATTTACGTATTACGACCTGATTGGATAAAGGTTAAACCTAATGGGGAAGGTGGAGTGGCATATTATGAATATAGTCCGGGGGGTACGAGCAAGACGGTCAAAATACAAACCGAAAACCTTATCATGCACAAGTCTTTCAATCCTAGAAATAATTATCGTGGATTTAGTCCTATCCGGGCGATGGCGTTGGATATAGATATTGATGAGTATAGTGACGAGTGGAATAGGAATTTCTTCTTTAATAGTGCTATGCCTTCTATGATAATATCAACGGATAGTGAGGTTGACCATAAGGCGGCAAAGAGATTTGCGGAAAAGTTTCAATCGGAACATGGAGGAACGAGAAAATCACACAAAATGGCGTTTATGCCGGGAGGTAAATTAAACGTCGATATGGTTACTACTTCTATGCAGGAGTTAGACTTTCAAGCTAGTAAGAAACGGTTAAGGGATA